GACAATTTATGATTTTTCTTCTTTAATATATAACTCAAAAAAATTAAATAAAAAATGGCTTAAATATCTAAAAAGTAGAGGTATAGAAAACGAAGATAACATTAATAGACTTTATAGAATGGGTACTCATGAAAGTATGATGATACCTGTTACTAATGGAGAAACAGTTGTTGGTGTTAAATATAGAAGTTTAGATAAAAAATTATGGAGTGAAAAAGGTAGTTGCTTAGACTATCTTTTAAATTGGCAAAATATAACAGATTTTGATTACTTAGTTATTGTTGAAGGTGAAATAGATTTACTTAGTGCTTTAGAAGCTGGAGTAGAAAATACTGTTTCTTTACCTTCTGGAGCTACAAACATCAAATGTATTAAAACACAAAAAAATTGGCTTAGTAAATTTCAAAAAATTATCATCGCAACAGATGATGATGAAGCTGGAATAGAAGCAAGAAAAAGAATTGTATATGAACTAAGAGATTTATTAATTCCACTTTATAAAACATATTTTTATAAGAAAAAAGATATTAATGAAGTTTTAGTAAAAAGTGGAAAAGATAAAGTATATAAATATCTGTTAGAATCATGTACTCAAATAAAAACTGGATTTAGAAATTTCAAAATTGATGATGGCGGATATAACTATTATGGTGGAGAAGAAACTGTTAGAGTTAGTAATTTCTTAGTTGAGGTAGAAGCTTTTTCTGAAAATTTCTTAATAGGAAAATCTATAAATAATGGAAGAGAAAGAAAATTTAAAGCTAGAATATCTGAGCTTTTATCAATAAAAGGAATAGCTGAAAATATGGGAGTATATTTAGCTAGTCCATCAACTATTCCAAAATTTATAGATTGGTTGAAAGAAGAGAACCAGGAAAAATATATTGAGGAAATAGACTACTATGGGATAAGAAATGATAAATATTATGATGAAGATTCAGAAGTTGTTTGTGATAAGAGGGATTTAAAGATAACTAAATTATCAGAAATAGAATCTTTAACACAGGAAGATAAAGAATGGCTTGAAAAGAATTTATTTTATATGAGAAGTGATATAAATCAATCTTTATTAGGAATATGTTGGGCATTAGGTAGATTCCATACACAAGGAACCTATCCTATTTTAGAAGTTTCAGGAACAACTAGTATAGGGAAAACTGAATATGTAGAGTTTATTTCAAGACTTCTATTTGGTGGAAGAGAAAATATAAAAAGTTTATCTACACTTTCTAATCATCAAATAAGAAGCTTTAGTAGTTGTTCAAATATAACGCCTTGGGCAATAGATGAGGTAAAGATAACTGGTAAGTTTCAACTAGAAAAAATGAATGATTTATATTCAACTATTAGATCTGTTTATGATAACAAGGTTATAAATCAAGGTAATACTACAAATAAACTAACAGAATTTCATTTATGTTCTCCATTGATTATTTCAGGAGAAACTAAATTAAGTGATGTGAGTATTCAAAATAGAATGATCAGTACAAATCTTACAAAGAAAAATAAAGGTGATTTTGAAATTTACAAAAAACTTAAAAATACTGATATTTTAGAAAAACTTGGAAAAGTTGCTTTAATGGATAGACTTAAAAATGGTGTTATAGTTACTGACAGTAAGATTTTAGACAAAGTAAAAGATGAAAGGCAACTATATAACCTGAATTGTTTACTAAAAGGTTTAAAAGCTCTATCAAGAGTTTTGAAAATAGATATGAGTGTGATAACTAATTTTGTAAGTTTCTTAAATACAGATTTTTCAAAAGAATATACAACTACTGATAACTTTATTGAGCTTTTAAAATTAGTTGAAGATGCTGGGATAGAAGATTTGGAAAGTTTTTATGTATCAACTCCTAATGAGCATTGGGCTAGATTTCAACTTCTTTATACAGCTATTGATGAGCAAAAAAGAAAAACTAACTCTACTCTTGAATTGTTAGATATGAAAACTTTAAGGAAGCAACTTATAGAAGAAGAATTTATAGTCTCAAATAGTGAAGTAAAGAAGATTAAAGATAGTTTTACAGGAGAAGCAAAAACATATAAAATAGCTAAATTTAAAATAATAAAATAGATAAGGTTACTGCTTTTATTTAATAATACCAATACAAAATAAAAAAGGTTACTGTTGGTTACTGTAAAGGTTACCTTTGAATGTGCGATAAAATGGGAGGTGTTACCGAGTTACCGCAAAAATCAACATAGGACAGATAAATATTTAGGTATATATATTAAATTTAACTATATACCTAAAATAATATAGAAAAAATCAAAAAATAAGGTAACTCGGTAACCTTTCCCATAAAATGCGAGGTTGAACGGTAACCAAAACGGTAACCTGACGGTAACTTTATCAAAAAAGTAGTTCTATAATACTATTTATGGTAATTAGAACGGTAACCTAAATTCAAATATAAAGAAATTATACTAATATAGTATATATTAAATAAAATATTGGTATAGAAAGGAAAATTATGCAAATAATAGAGTTCTGGTATATGTGTTTATCTGCAAATTCTTCTCAAGAATTACTAAATTTAGTAAAAAAACATAAATGGCATTTTGAACATTTAAAACCACAGGCACAGGAGTATTTAAGGAATTTATATAAGATTTATAGGAAGAATGAAGAAGCATTATATAAATAAAAATGGAGTAAAAATATGGGGAAAAAAATAGATGTTAATGAGATAGTGGATAAAAGATTTAAAAATAAGATAGATGAAGAATTTTATGTACTCAGATATTTATTTAAAAATAAAACCAATCATTGCTATGATATTGAGTTTATAGAAACTAAGAATGTGCAAATGGCTACTCTTAATCAAATTAGAAAAGGGACCTGCATTGATATAGTTCAAAGAAAGAAAATGAAGAGAATCCAAACTGAACTAAGATTAAAAGAAAGAAATAGACTGGTAAAGCAACCTAGAAATCAAGTATATATCCCTTCTAATATAAATCAAATAAATGTGTTAAGTATAGATTTAGCTACTAGATCAGTTGGTATTGCTTATTCTTATAAAGGGAAGATTGTAAGGTGGAAAACAATAAAAGTTGAACTAGATGATTTTAGAGAAAGAGGATATTTGATTGTTCATTATATAGTTTCAGTATTAGAAAGTTCAAAAAAAATAAAAGGAGCAGAAATAAATTTAGTTATTATTGAGGATACATACTTAGGGTTAAATTCTAGCATATTAGCTATGTTATCTGAAATAAGAGGAATGCTTACATATAATCTAAAAAAATTAAAAATAGATTTATTGTTAGTACCAGCTGTATTCTGGAAAAATAAATTTGATAATTTACCTCTTGAGAGAAAAGAACAAAAAGAATTTATGATAAATAAATTTAATGAGTTTACGGGAAAAGTAGCAGATAGTGATGATGTTGCAGATGCTTATATGATGTTAAAAGCTTGTTTAGGAGGAGTAAATGGAAAATAAAAATATAGATAATATAAACAACCCGAATCATTATAAACTTAGTTGTGGGGTTGAAAGTATAGAAATAATCAAAAGGGTTTTGGGATTAAAGGGCTTTGTAGCTTTCTGTCTTGGGAATATTCTTAAATATTTAATTAGAGCAGAAAAGAAAAATGGTAAGGAAGATTATAAGAAAGCAGCTAAATATTTGGAATGGGTAATAGAAAGAGATAATGAATTTTTTGAACAAGGTAACTACTTTAAAACTTTAGAAGAAGCACAAAAAGTAAAAGAAGAACTAGACAAGTTCTGGGCTAAGGTAAGAGCAGGAGAGATTGGAGGAGAGAAATAATGAGAATAACAGAAAGAAGTAAAATGAAACTTGTTGAAGAGATAAGATTTAAGAATATAGATGAAGTGATGATGTATGAAAATGAACTTAATGAAGATTTAGATAAAGATTATTATTTTAGACTTAATCGTCCTTTATTTTCAGAAGATTTCATATTAGAAGTTTACTTATATTGTCCAGAACAACTTTTAGATTACTAATATTTTTGGAGTGATGAAAATGATTAAAGTAATAAATAAAAATAGCGAAGAAAAAGAAAAAAATAATTATAGACATTTAGGTAATTTTTGTAATAGTTGTGGCAATAAAGGTGGAAGTAATCTTTTAATAATAAGACAAGATGGTGGAACAGGTGGAACAATAATAAATTTGTGTGATAAATGTTTACAAGAACTAAAAAAGAAAATAGAAGATTTGGAGTGATGAAAATGTGGAAATGTAAAAAGTGTGGTTGTCCAAATTTTAAATTAGGAATTGGTGGATATGTAGAGGTAGATTTTAATAGAATTGGAATGAAAAAAATTTATGAAACAACATTAGAAATAATAAATGAAGAATGTGTTGAGTGTTGCAGATGTGAAAATAATGGAAATTATATACAAGATATAGCTGATTGGGAGGAAGAAGATGAGAGAGATTAAATTTAGAGCTTGGCTTAAAGAAAAAAAAGAAATGATTGATAATGCAAGACCAGATTTTTTTTGTAGACAACTTCATTATTTACGTGGTAATAGTGCAGGAGGGCAAGATGTATTAGGCGTTAGTACTGAAGATATAGAACTTATGCAATATACAGGATTAAAAGATAAAAATAATAAAGAAATTTATGAGGAAGATATTGTAAAACTTAGAGCTAATCACGGAATTGGAGTAATTAAATATTATGATGAATGGGGAGCTTTTGTTGTTGAATATATTAAACCTAGACCATTAGCAGTATTGGGAATGAATTACTATAAAGAAGATATAGAAGTATTAGGAAATATTTATCAAAACCCAGAATTATTAGGAGAACAATAATGAAAAAAATTCTTGATGTATGCTGTGGAAGTAAGATGTTTTGGTTTCAAAAAAATAGAGATGACACAGTGTATATGGATAATAGAGAGCTTGAAGATACTCTCTGTGATGGAAGAAAATTGGAAATAAAAGCTGATATAGTTGCAGATTTTAGAAATATCCCTTTTCCAGATGAAATATTCAAACTAGTAGTTTTTGACCCTCCACATTTACAGAGAGTTGGAGAGAAAAGCTGGTTGGCTAAAAAGTATGGCCATCTAGGGAGCAACTGGAAAGAGGATATAAAACAAGGTTTTAAAGAATGTTTTAGAGTTCTTGAAATTAATGGAATATTGATTTTTAAATGGAATGAGGAACAGATTAAACTTAATGAAATATTAAAGCTAACTGATGTTAAGCCTCTTTTTGGGAATAAAAGAGCTAAGACACATTGGTTGGTATTTATAAAGGAGTGCGATAATGATTAAGAAATATGTTAAAAAACCTGTGGAAATAGAAGCAATACAATTAAAAGAGGATAACATTATAGAAGTTTTTAATTTTTTAGATGACACAAATTATGAAAAAATTAAGAGTAAATTAGAATTGGATGAAATGGTATATGGAATAAAAGAACAAGGTTATATAGGAATTTCAACACTTGAAGGATATATGAAAGCTAGTTTTGGAGATTACATAATAAAAGGTGTTAAAGGTGAATTTTATCCTTGCAAACCTGATATATTTCAAGCAACTTATGAGGAAGTGAGATGATGGAATTTAAAAGACCAGAAACTTTTGAAGATATATTAAAATTACAAAAGCATTTAGATAAAAACTTAAATAATGTTAGACCTAGATGTTTGAGAGATATTAAAATGTCTCTTATAGCTGAATGTATAGAATTTGATGAAGAGACACCACAAAGCCATAAGACTTGGAAAACTAAGCCTTACGACAAAGAAAAAGAATTAGAAGAATTTACTGATATTTGGTTTTTTCTAGCACAAATGGTTAATTTTAAATTAGAAATATCTGATAGTTTTGTTGAAATAAAAAATGAAATTACAAAATTATTTGATGATAGAACAAATTTAAAATTAATTTATCAGCCTAATATAGAAAATTTAATTATGAGTGCTCTTTATGGAAATGACTTTCAAATACTCCAAAATTTAATAATCATTTCATATAATAAAGGCTACACAAAAGATGACATATTAAATTGCTACTGGGAAAAGTGGCAAAAGAATATGCAAAGAATAGGTAAGGAGTGGAATTGATATGACATTAGAACAAATAGTAAAAGATTTAGAAAAGCAAGGATATATTATAAAAATTATATTTCCTATACTGCCAAACAGTTTTGGATTTAATGATATTTTTGAAAATTTAATCAATGATAATGGTTTTTGGCTGGAAGATATTAAATATCCAGAAGGGCAAGAAGCTATCAAATTTGGAGAAGATATTGAAGATTTTGAATTTACAACTGAGGATTTTAACAATATCAAATGGAACGGCTATAATTGGTTAGTTGTTATAGATAGAAAAACAGGAGAATATTCTGGGACTTCATATTTACAGGCATATAGAGATATATTTAATCTTAAAATGGAGGGGTAGTAATGGCAACACAGGAACAAAAGATAATTTTTAGGAAGATGGAAGATATCTTGTATAGCTATAATAAATATATAAATAAAATAAAAAAAGACTTAGAGTATTTTAATAATCCAATTCTACTAAAAAACTACAATGTAGAAAAGATTTCTGGAAGTGGCTTTATGGAAGTTAAATCAGATATGGAGAGAATAGAAGAATTGAAGGTAAGACTCTCTAACGATATTAGTAGACATGAAGAAATACTTTTTAGAATTGATAGTGCATTGGATATGGTAAAAGATCATGAAGATTATAAATTTATTGAGATGAAATACTTTAAAAAAATGACATACGAAGATATTTCAACAGAACTAGATATCCATATCAGAACAGCGTATAGAATGAGGAATAGCATTTTGTCAGCATTAGAATTACATTTTAAAACACAAAGATTGATAGATTTTTAATATAGATTTGTCAAAACCTTGTCAAAAGAGGTGTATTGTTTTGTCAGTTTTTATGTGATAGTATGGTATCATATGAAATAAGTTTAGAAGACTTGGTTATCTGAGGGTATGATAATTCCTCCCTTACTTAAATATAATGCAGTAGTTTAAGACTCTACTCTAAAAAAGTCTTAATCTTATGGGGCATTAGTTTTAAAGACTAGAATAACAGCGATTGATATTCATTAGTGCAAATCCAATATCCCCCAGCCATAATAACACCAACACTCTCACAGTACTTAAATGTACAGGATACGCTCCTTTGTGGGAGTTTTTTATTTATATATAATCTTTTAATCTTTTCAATTTACACTATATATTTTTATTTTTTTAAATAAGGGATATAATAAAAGAAAAATAAAAATAGGAGATGAGTTAAAATGTTTGAATGTTCTAAAGGAAAGAAAAAATTTAATGTTTATATACCAGAAGAAGATGAAAGTATAGATGATTTAAGTATAACAGATAGAACAGAAGAACATGATACTATATATGCTAAGAATTTAAAGGAAGCAAAAATAAAAGCATATGAAGAAAATGGAGAGTGTGTTATTCAATGGGAAAGAAAAAATGGTTTTAAAGGTGGCTACGATTATTCTGTAACTAAGGAAGAGTATAAAAAACTAAAAAATAAGAATTAATTTTTTGTTAAGGAGAACTCAAAAGGTTCTCTTTTTTTTATTTATAAAATTGGAGGTGAAGTAGCATTGAAATTAAATGCAAGACAAAAGGCTTTCTGTGAATATTATGTAGCTTGTGGCAATGCTACTGAAGCTGCAATAAAAGTTGGATATAGCAAAAAGACAGCAAGAGTTATAGGGCAGGAAAACCTTACAAAACCTGCTCTAAAAAATTATATTGATGAATTAATGCAAAAATTAGAATCTGAAAGAATAGCATCTGCTGAAGAAGTTTTACAGAACTTAACCGCAATGATGAGAGGTGAAATACAAGAAGAGGTTGTAGTAGTTGAAGGAGAAGGAGATGGAGTTTCTTCTGCTAGGATAATGAAAAAGCAAGTATCGGCTAAGGAAAGAATAAAAGCAGCAGAACTCTTAGGCAAAAGACATGCTTTATTCACTGATAAAACTAAAATTGAAGGGACTTTGCCAGTTATGATTGTTGGTGAAGATGATTTAGATGAGTAAATATATAAAAATAAGTTTACCTCAAATCGTTGGAAAGGGCTATAAATCGTTTTGGAACTTCAAGGGTAGGTATAAGGTAGTTAAAGGGTCAAGAGCTTCAAAAAAGAGCAAGACAACAGCTTTATGGATAATCTATAACATGATGAAATATAAGAATGCTAATACTCTTGTTGTAAGAAAAGTTTTTAGAACTTTGAAAGATAGTTGTTATTCAGATTTACGATGGGCAATAAATAGATTTCAAGTTCAAGACTACTGGGAATTAAAAGAAAGTCCACTTGAAATGACTTATAAACCAACTGGGCAAAAGATTTTATTTAGAGGTTTTGATGATCCATTGAAAATTACATCAATTTCAGTTTCAGTGGGTAGTTTGTGTTGGTGCTGGGTAGAAGAAGCCTACGAACTAACAGATGAAACTGCTTTCAATATGCTTGATGAAAGCATTAGAGGAGTTGTAGAAGAACCTTTATTTAAACAAATTATTTTAACCTTTAACCCTTGGAATGAAAGACATTGGTTAAAGCCTAGATTTTTTGATAGGATAGCACCAAATATTTTAGCTTTAACTACTAATTACTTATGTAATGAATGGTTAGATGAAGCAGATAAAAAGTTATTTGAAGATATGAAAATTAATAACCCTCGGCGGTATCAAGTCGCAGGACTTGGTAACTGGGGAATAGTAGATGGACTTGTTTATGAAAATTGGCAAGAGTTAGAATTTGATTGGAGAGAAATTTTAAATAAAAGACAAAAAGCAAAGGCAGTATTTGGGTTAGATTTTGGATATACAAATGACCCTGCTGCTTTTTTTTGTGGAATATTGGATCAGGAGCAAAAAGAAATTTATGTTTTTGATGAAATATACCAAAAAGGAATGCAAAATACAGCGATTTATAGCAGTATAGAAAAATTAGGTTTTAAAAAAGAAATTATAGTAGCTGATAGTGCAGAGCCAAAAAGCATAGACCATTTGAAAAGTTTAGGACTTTACAGAATAAAGGCATCTAAAAAAGGAAAAGATAGCGTTAATGCTGGGATACAGTTTATTCAGGATTTTAAAATTTTTATCCATCCTAGATGTGTAAATTTTTTGACAGAAATTTCTAACTATGCTTGGGATAAAGACAAATTTGGAAAATCAGTTAATAAACCTATAGATGATTTTAATCACTTGATGGATGCTATGAGATATGCACTGGAAGATTATATGAGAAATAGTGGAATTAGAACTTTAGATAGATTGAGTTTAGGAATAAGATAGAAAGGAGGACTTGTGGATATAAAAGAGTTACAAGAAGCCCTTGAGGCTTTTATTAAAAACGAATTACCTAATCTACAGAAAATGGAAGACTATTATAAAGGGGAACACGGTATTTTAAGTAAAAAAAATAGAACGGTAGATAAAGAAGATGCTAAGTTGATTCACGATTACCCAGGATACATAACAATTATTGCAACTGCCTATTTTTTAGGAAAACCTATTTCATATACTTTGCAAGATGATAAGTTCAAAAAAGATTTTGAAAAATTATCTGAATATTTAGCAACTGAAGAAGAACAACAAGAAAATTTTGAACATTGTGAAAATTGCTCTATTTTTGGTAAATCTTATGAATTGTGGTATAAAAATATGGATAATACAATAGATAATGTCGTAGTAGATCCAAGAGATTGTTTTATTTTGAGAGATAATACAGTTAAAAAAAATATTGTTGCCGCTGTGAGATGGGATAAAACTAAAAATGAAGAAAATAAATGGGTTTATAAACTAGAAGTTTATGATAATACAAGCGTTACAACTTATGAATATATTAATGATAGTGATAAAAAAGAAGTCCCAACTGTAAAGGGTGAAACTAAATTACATGGATTTAAGCAAGTACCAATTATCGAATTTTTGAATAATAAAAGAAGCTTTGGGGATTTTAAAAAAGTAATTTCTTTGATAGATGGATATGATGAAATTACATCAACCTCAGTAGATGATATGACAGACTTCACGGATGCACTTTTAGTTTTAACTAATGTTGGAGGAACAGATAAAGAAACGTTAAAAAAAGTAAAAGAAGATAAATTAATGTTAATTGATGATGATGGAGATGCAAAATGGTTAATAAAAGAAGTTAATGATACTTATGCCCAAAATAATAAAAATAGATTGAATCAAGATATTCATAAATTTTCTATGATACCAGACATGCAAGATAAAGAGTTCAGTGGGAACAGTTCAGGAGTTGCACTTGGATATAAATTATTAGCACTAGAGCAATTAGCAGCACAAAAGGAAATGTATTTTAAAAAGGCTATTAACCAAAGATTACAACTTATGATAGATTTCTATAATTTAAAAATTAGTCCAAAGGACATTCAAAAAGTCTTTACTAGAAATGTTCCAAAGAATTTGGTTGAAGCAGCAGATACAGCTCAAAAATTACAAGGAATAGTATCACATGAAACTATTTTATCTATATTGCCATTTATAGAAGATGCAAAAGTTGAACTTGAAAAAATAAAAGCTGAAGAAGATATCAATGCAGAAAAAGATATGAATACTCCAATTGGAGTTGGTGCTAATGGTTCAAAAGAATAGAGATTATTGGGAAGAAAGACAAGTTAAAAGAGAGGCTAAGGCATTCACTACAATACAAGATATTGAAAAAGAATATAAGATTGCACTTGAAAAGGCTAAACAAAACATAAATAAAGAACTTAGTAGAATAGGTACAACCTATATGAAAGATAACAATTTAAGTTATCATGATGCTTTGAAACTTTTGAAAGGTGATGAATACAAAGTTTGGAAAAAAGATTTGCATGATTATATGAATGAATATAACAAACTTTTAAAAACAGCACCTTTAGAAGCTAAAAAACTTTATTTAGAAATTGAAACTTTAGCTGCTAGAAGTCGTATGAGCCACTTAGATAGTCTTAGAGCACAAGTTGATATGGAGCTTATAAAAGTATCAACTGGTATTGATGAAACAGCTAAAAATACCTTAACATCAATTTATAGAGATACTTACACGGAAGTAACAAAAGATTTAGGGGTTAATGCTATTGCAAGTAGAGATAAAATAAAAGCTGTTTTAGATAGACCCTGGAGTGGTGCAAACTTCTCTGAAAGGATTTGGAGTAACACTGATAAATTGGCTCAAACTGTAAAACAAGAAATAGTTAATGGAATAATACAAGGTATTAATTTACAAACTATGACTAAAAGGGTTTCTGAAAGATTTGAAACAGCTAAAAAGAATGATGTTGAAAGACTTTTAAGAACTGAGGTTAATTATACTTTAAATCAAGCTACACTAGATGGGTATAAGGAAGCTGGAATAGAAAAATATGAGTTTAGTGCTACATTAGATAGTAGGACCAGTCAAATTTGTTCAGAGTTAAATGGAGAAATATTTGAAATTAAAAAGATTGCGGTAGGTTTAAATTATCCCCCAATGCATCCTAGATGCAGAAGTACAACAATACCAATTATTGATTATGAAAGTTTAATCAATCAAGGTAGAGAAGAAATTAGAGAAAAAGATATCGGTGATAATGATAAAAAGGCATTGACAGATAACGAAAATAGTAGTATAAATAAAGAAAGTAAAGAACCAATACCTAATACATTTACAATGGCATGGGCTCAAAATGACAAAGTAGAGTATAATGAGGTTAGAAAATTACAAAAAAATTAACAACAGAACAAATAATCAAAAAATTAGGTGGAGGAGACCAAACAAAAGGTTCTTGTTCTTCTTTGGCATTTGCTTATATAGGAAATAGAAATGGGTATGATGTTTTAGATTTTAGGGGCGGTATATCTACAGAAATTTTTGCTACAACAAGAAACATAGTCGAGATTGCTAATTTAGATGGAATTGAAAGTAAAGTTATAAAAAGAGCAAATGATTACAAGGCTGTTAAAGAGTTGCTTACTTTTGTAGAAGAAAAAAAAGAATATTATCTAGAAACAGGTAAACATGCTACAATAATAAGAAGAGGAAATAGAGGCTTTGAATACTTAGAGTTGCAGTCAGAAACAGAAAATGGCTTTAAAAAATTAGATAGTTCTGTTTTAAAAACTAGATTTGGATGTCAAACTTCTTATTCTGTTAGTGGAACAAAATTTGAAAAATCAAATGTTTTAATAGATGTAGATTCTTGTAAAAATAGTGAGGAATTTAAAAATTTACTAGGATATATAAATACCGCTAAAGATAAGCAAAATAAAGGAGAAGGTGGGTATGCTAAGTGATTTTTATAAGAAAAATAAAAATGATGAGATATGGTGGATAGATGATTTGGATTCTATTGGAAAACATCTTTTTAGTTTTGATAAAGAAAAAATCTTTAATTTATTTGCAGATTATCCGCACAACTTAACAGCTGAACAAAAAGAAATTTTTGATAAAGAAAACCCTTACTGGAAAGATTTTTTTAAAGGAAGAACTAAATAAAATAATTAAATCAAAAGCACTTAGAAAACTAGGTGCTTTTTTATTGCAAAGAAAGGAGGTACTGTGAAGCATTTACTAACAATTATTCAAGCAGGATTAATATTAGGTAAATATTTGGTTGGATAAATTATAAATGGGTTATTATTCTATTACCATTGATAATTTATTTTGGGATATTAATAATATCTTTTATTGTTATTGGAATAATATCATTTATTGAACATCTTAAATTGAATAAATTACTTAAAGAACTTAAAGTAAAAAAATAAGTTTGTCGTACTGGAGGACATAAAACACCTGGATAAAATATAGTCAAACAGGACTTTAAACAGGAGGATAAAATGAAAAGATTTAAACTTAATATTCAACAATTTGCAGAACCAGGAGAACCAAAAACATTTACTCAAGAAGAAGTAGATGAAATGATTAACAAAAGATTTGCAAGAATGAAAGCAGACTTTGAGAAAGAAAAAAAAGAGCTTGAAAGAAAACATAATGAATCTATTGAAGATTATGAGGAAAGAATTAAAAATGCTAATCTTACTGCAGAAGAAAAGCACAAAAAAGAGATTGATAAAATTCAAAAAGATTTAGATGCTAAGAATGCTGAACTTACAAAGATTAAGACAGATGAAATTAAAAAAGCAACTCTTACAAAATATAAAATGCCAGATAAATTCTTAGATAGAATTAGTGGAGTTACAGAAGAAGAAATAGAAGCATCTGTTAAAGGTTTTGCAGAAGTAATGGGCGAATATGTAAAAGGACTTGGTGTTAATGGAGTACCTGGAGCAATGAATGGTGGAAGTAATGGTGGAGCTGATAAAAAGGCTCAATTAGAAGAATTAAAGAAAAAGGCTTTTGAAACTGGTTCTATTGAAGATAGAGCTAAATATACAAGAGCTAAACAAGAATTTGAAGAACAAAATGTAGGAGGTAAAGAATAATGGCAAATATAGACAACAAATTACATTCAGGAAATCAATTTATATCAAATGATATTTTAGAAGAATTACAATTAGTAAATCCTAATGTTTCTCCTGTTATATCTCATATTTTAAGAGGTGGAAGAGTAGATAAAACTGACTCTACTACTATTGAATGGGTAGACCATTATGAAAGAAAAGTATCATCAACTTTAAAAAAGGCATTAGCAACAGCTGACACTGAAATTCAAGTAGTAGATGTTGATATATTAGTAAAGGACGCTTTGTTATCTATCGGTGATGAAATAGTAAAAATTACTAATGTTAAAACTGATAATAAGGCAGATATTACAAGAGGTTATGCTGGGACTACTGCAGCAACAGGAAGTATAGCAATAGGGACTTTGGTGCAAAGTTTAGGAATAGAAATGGAAGAAGGAGGAGAATTAAAGGCTTCAACTGTTAGATTACCAGTTCATATTACAAATAATACTGGAATTATCTATGAACAATATAAAGTTACAGAAACAGCAAAACACTTAAATCCACATGGACAAGGTGGGTTATCTGTAAGAGAATTGGAATCTCAAAAGAAAAAAGATGAATTGTTAGGAATTATGGAAAATAAATTCTTAAATGGAGTTAAATTTACAAGTGGGAATTTAAGAATGTCAGGTGGAGTGAAAGCATTAATTAAAGAACATGGAATAGTCATAGATGCCAACAATCAACCATTCTCATTGGACCTTTTAGATAAAGTTGTAAAAGCCATAGTTGATAAAGGTAATCCAGGAGCAGCAGATTTAAAAGCTGGATTCTATTCTTTATGTGTTCCTTATACAATTTTAAGAAGTATTAATAAATTGAATAAGGATACTGTTAGAACAGATATAACTGAAAAAATAACAGGAACTAAAATTGAAGAAATAGTCACTACATCTGGTACTGTTTCTGTATTTCCAGCAACTTCATTAGCAGAAAATGAGTTTATATTAATGAACTTAAATGAAGCTAGAATAAAGCAATTATATCCAATTAAAGAAGAAATTGGAGCTAAGACAGAATTAGCTGATAATTATTTCTTACATGGAGAATATGCACATCAAATAACTAAGTTACCTTTCCAAGTACACGTTAAAAATGTAAAAATATCTTAGGAGGTTGTAATGGCAAAAGATAACAAAAAAGAAAATGAAATAGTGGAAGAAACTACTACTCTTGAAGCAGTAAAAGAAACAACTTTTCATTCTAGCTATAAAAATCTAATTATAGCTGGAACTTCTATTCAATTCAAAGATGGAGTTTACTCAACATCTGATGAAGATGAAATAGAAATTTTAAGAAATAATAACCTAGTGACAGAGGCAGGAGAATAAAAACTCCTGCTTTTTTTATATTTGGAGGTTAGCTATGGAAGAATTATATAACAGAATAATTGAAAAAGTGAAAAAATTATCAACTATTAGCAACGAGGCTAGGTTAAAAATTCAAGTAACTATTTTAGTTAGAAAATCTTTAAACTTTATGAATAGAGATGATTTTCCAGTTGAGTTAATAGAATCATTTGCAGAACATTTAGCATTAAAAACTATTGAAGAAACTGAAATGAAAGGCAATATTTCTAAGGTAACAGAAGGAGACACAACTATAGAATATAACACAAGTAGTAACTCTACTGATGAAATGTTTCTATCTTTAAAAAGCCAATTATTTAGGTTTAGAAAGGTTGGTACTGTATGAGTATTTTAGATAAATTACATAATGATAGAGTTACAGTTATTAGATCTGTTACTATTACAGATGAATATGGTGGAGCATTTGAAGAACAAAGAGAAATATTAAAAGATATTCCTTGTAGACTCTCACAAAAATGGTTGAGAAGTGTGATACCTGGACCAGTCAATAGTAGTTCACAAGAATATAAACTCTTTGTAGGTTTAGATGTAGATATAAAGCAAAATGACTTACTAAAAGTTACAAGAAAAGCAGATGGAGCTATTTATATGTTCAAAGCATCTAAACCTTTGGCTTATAACATCATAAAACATAAGGAAATAGTTTTAACTGAAGTATCTGAAAATGAGGTAGATTATGGAGCTTAAAGGTTTTAAAGAGTTTGACAAAATTCTTGATGAGATAAAAACAAAAGCTCCGCAAGCTACTGAAAGATTTTTAGTGTTACAAGCAGAAAAATTAAAGAAAGATGTTAAAGATTTAACACCAGTTGATACTGGGACCTTAAAGAATTCTTGGCAAAGAGAAAATGGAAAGAGACTAACTGGAAAAGCATTCTCTCAAATTGTATTTAATATGACAAATTACAGCCATTTTGTTGAGTACGGTCATAGAACCGGAAGAAACAAAACTAAATTTGTCAGAGGTAGATTTATGCTTAGAACAGCAGTAGCTATGAGACAAATTAAATTCTATAAAGATTTAAAAAATTTTTATGGAGGATTGATAAAGAAATGAAATGGGTAGATATAAGAAATGCATTAAATAAGATTATTTCTGAAAAATTAAAAGTAAATCCATATAGTGAAGATATAGATAATGTCAAAAAGCCTTGCTTTTATATAGATTTAGTTAGTTATAAAAAAGAATTTAATTCTGAATATAGAGAATTAAAAACTATAGATATTGATGTTATCTATTTTCCAAAAACTAATGGGAAGCTTACTAATGCAGAGATATTAGAGAATTTAGAAAACTTAGATAATACTCTGGAAATAGAAGGTAAAAAGGTTTTACATGTACTAGATAGATTCCTGACACTAAGAAATACAGATATAAAAATTGTGGATAGAGTTGGACATTATGTGTTTACACTAAGTTTATACGATTTATATGGAAAACCTTATGATTATGAACTTATGAAAGATTTAGAATTGAGATTTAAAGAAGGAGGTAGCAATTAATGGGAAATGAAGTAGGACAAATAAAAGCTAGTCCAAACATTAATATAGAGTTTAAAACTCTTGCAACAACTGCTATACAAAGAAGTGAAAGAGGTATAGTTTGCTTAATATTAAAAGATACTAAGAAAACTATTAAATGGAATACTCTAAAAACAATAGCGGATTTGAAAGAAAAAGAATGGGATGCAAAAAATGTTAAGTACATTAAATTAGCAATGCACTATGGAGCTAAAAAAGTTCTAATTAGAGTATTACAAACTGGGGAAAATATAGATGATGTACTTGGTGAATTTAAAGAAAGAAAAATGCACTGGTTAGCTTATCCAGGAGCAGAGCAAGCTGATGACCAAAAGCTAGTAACTTGGACAAAACAAGTATTTGGAAATGATGGTGCAATAGGAAAAACTGTTAAATATGTATCTAGTTTTGCTAATAATACAGATCACGTTGCAATAGTGGAGCTTGGAAATACTGGAACTTATAAGTCTATTTATGGAGAATTTACAGCACAAGAATATACAGCAGCGATAGCTGGACTAATAGCGGGAATGCCAATAAATAGATCGGCTGATAACTTTGTTATGTCAGATTTAAAAGAAGTGGATTACTTTGAGCCAAAGCTTGGTAAATTTTCTCTATACAATGATGATGAAAAAGTTAGAGTTAATTATGGTGTTAACTCAAAAACTACTTTCGATAGCACTTGGAAGAAAGACACAAGAAAAATCAAAATCGTTGAGGGGATGTGCTTTATAACTGATGACATAAGAGATACATTTAAAAATTATTGGCTAGGAATTTACATAAATGACTACAATAATAAAATGAATTTTTGTTCTAATGTCACTAAGGTTTATTTTAAAGAAATGGCTCCAAATGTATTAAGTGGAGACTATGATAATAAGATTGAAATAGACTTAGAAGCACAAAAGAGATTAATTGTTTTAGATGGAAAAGACCCAGAAGAAATGACGGAAATGGAAATTTTAAAATATCCATCTGGAGATGATGTATTCTTAACTGGTGATGTTAGATTTGCAGATACTATGGCAAATCTTAGCTTGGTTATAAAGATGTGATAGGAGGTTATAATGGCAGATACAAGTATAAGAGGTTATCATACTATTGCTGGTGCTCACGGGACTCTTTGGATAGATAATGAGAAAATAGCTGAATTTTCTAAAGTTAATGCTAAAGTTACTCCAGATAGAAAAGATGTACAACTAGGATTATCTGTGGATAGTAAAATCGTAGCTTTAAAGGGAGAAGGAAGTATTACTCTTGAAAAAGTATATTCAAGAGGTAAGAAAATAGCTAATAAATTAATAAAAGGACATGATCCAAGAGTTAGGATAGTTACTAACTTAGCAGATCCTGATACACCTGGAAAGCAAGAAGAAAGAATATCTTTAGATAATGTTTGGTTTAATTCAATAGATTTAATCAATATTGCTAGAGGAGAAGTTATAGAAGAAGAGTATCCATTTGGATTTACTCCAGAGGATCTAAAATATGAAAATGATATAAAATAGGAGGATAATATGCTAATTACAGGAGATATGCTACTTGAAAATAGTAAAAAGATAAATAGTGATAAAAGAGAAAAAATAAAAATCTATATAAAAGAATTAGATGGAGATTTAGAATGTGAGCTTTTAAACAAAGAAGATTACTTAGATTTAATCTTATCTAAAGAAAAAGATAAGGATTTAGAAGTAATTTATAACTCTTGTTCTATTTTTAGAGATGATAGATTAATAGAAAAGCTAGGTTGTAAGAGTAATCCTGTTTCTGTTGTGAGCAAAGTTTTAAAAGACCCAACTATTTATAGACTAGCAGATTTAATCTTAGTAGCTTCTGGATATGGAGAAAAAGATTTAGTTAGTATAGTTGAAGAAACAAAAAACTAATAGAGAGCGACTGGAAATTAAGTACAGTCGCTCATTACTTGAATAGAGGACATAAATTAGAAGAACTTAGAAAACTCTCAGAAAAAGATTTATTCTATATGTACCTTTTAAAAGAATAATGATATAATACAGTATATTAAATTCATTTTAGGAGGGAAGTTTTATGAAAAAATTTTTATTGATGTTATTTATTTTTATTTCAGTTATTAGTTTTGGAAGTGTTAAAATTATTAATGGTAAAAATACTAATGAAAAAAGCATAATTTATAAAGATAATACTTGCACATTGCAATTAGATTATAAAGATTTTGATTGTGTAGGTATAACTATAAATACATCTAGTTTTGCTAGTGAGATAGAAAAAGAAGTAAGTTTTATGATTGATAGTGGGTACAATAGAACTTTATCTTATAAAATTCAAAAAGACAAAAAAACAATAACTTGTAATGCAGATAGTGCTATAAATGCCGCTATAATTAAAAATATAGTTTATGATATGGAAAAAGGATATTTACTTATGATAGACTATGTTGATAAGAAAGATAAAATCGTGGCTAGAAACATAAAATTAGCTGAAATAAAAAAAGCTATTGCTGAATTAAAAGCTAGTCAATTAAAAAAATAAAATAATAAATATTAAATCAAATTAAGAGCAGTTTAAAACTGCTCTTTTTTATTGTAAAATAAACCACTTGCTATGCGAGTGGTTCAAAAAAGCCAGAAGGTTATGATGCGATATTAGTTCTCCTTTGATATAATAAAGAAGGTCTGCCAAAACCAACTAAAATATCAAAGGAGGTCCCTATGGACAAAAATAGTTTAGCACATACAAAGTGGAATTGTAAATATCATATAGTATTTACACCAAAATATAGAAGACAAGCAATATATGGAAAGATAAAAAAAGATATAGGAGCAATATTAAGAAAACTTTGTGAATTTAAAGGAGTAGAAATAATAGAAGCAAGTGCATGTGTAGACCATATACATATGTTAGTGAGCATACCACCAAAGATAGCAGTATCAACATTTATGGGATATTTAAAGGGAAAAAGTTCATTAATGATATTTGATAGGTATGCGAACTTAAAATATAAATATGGGAATAGAACTTTTTGGTGCAGAGGTTATTATGTAGATACAGTGGGAAGAAATAAGGAAAGGATAGCTCAATACATAAAGAATCAAATAGAAGAAGATAAAATAATGGATCAAATGACATTAAAAGAATATTTTGATCCTTTCAATGTTGAAAAGAAATAAAAACAAGAGCTATTTTAATAGCTGAATGGGGCTATACGCAAAAGGCAGACCAAATTGTAAGGCTTTAGCCTCAAGCTTGTAATAGTGCCTTTTAGGCATAGAGCAAACCACCACTTGAAGTGGTGGTTTGTGATTTGGAGGTGAGAATTTGGAGCATGTATTAAGTGCTAGATTGGAACTCAAAGATAAATTTACAGCTGTAATATCCAAAGCAGAAAAAGGACTTGCTGGACTTTATCAAAAAGCTAAATCTATGAACTGGGAAAAAGTTAATAGTGGACTTAATAAATTTGGAGCAGTTGCTATTGGAGGACTTGCTGGAATAGGTGCTATTGCTGGAAGTTCTTTAACTGCTTTTGCAGATTTAGAAGATCAAGTTAAAAGAAATAAAGCTATCATGGGAGCAACAGCAGCTGAAGAAAATATGTTAATGGCTCAAACAAGAGAGCTTGGAAGAAGTACAAGATTTACAGCACAAGAAGTTGCACAAGCACAAATGTATCAAGCAATGGCGGGAATGAAAACTAATGAAGTATTAGAAATGACACCAAAACTTTTAAAGTTATCTATTGCATCTGGAGAAGATTTGGCTAGCACATCAGATATTCTTACTGATAACTTAACAGCATTCGGACTAGAGTTGAAAGATGCAGATCACTTTATGGATGTTATGGCTGCAACTGCTAATAACACAAATACAAGTATTGCACAACTAGGAGAAGCATATAAGTATGTAGCGTCAACTTCAAGGAATTTTGAAAGTATGGAAGAAGTGAATATTTTATTAGGAGTTTTAGCTGATAGCGGACTTAAAGGTTCTATTGCTGGAAGAAATTTAGCTGCTATTTATACAAGACTTTCGAAAGCTACACCTGATATGGAAAAAGCTATGAAAAAAGTAGGATTAACTCTTTATGATAATAATGGAAAATTTAAAGGACTTAGAAAAATTATAGAAGAAGTAAAACCTATCTTAGCTAGAATGACAGAAGAACAAAGAAATTACTGGATATCTACAATAGCTGGTTCAGAAGGAATGAAAATTTTTGCTAACTTGCTTGGAGCTTCAAAAGAGGAATTAGAGAAAGCAGAAAATGCTATAAAAAATGCTAAGGGTGCAACAGACAAATTTGCAGATGAAATGGGAAGTACAACAAAAAATAAAATGGCAGAATTTAGAAGTGCTGTTGAAGATTTAAAAATATCTATTGGAGAAGGTTTAGCACCAACAGCAACTGACTTTATTAATAAATTTACAGATAAAATGGCAGAATTAAATTCAAAAGGTACTTTTAATACAGAAAATGTAGAGGCTTATTTTAATAGAATATTCGCACTTACAGCAGAGGCTATAAAAGGCTTCGCAGCATTAAAAGTAGCAGCTATGGCAGAAAATATTCTCCCTGGGTCTGGGATATATGTTGCTGGAAGTTATGCTGCATATAGGGCTGGTAAAGCAGTTGGAGATTGGGCAGGAGAAAAAATAGGAAGAACTAAAAATAAGTGGGATTTAAGAAAAGAATATATGGATAAGGGCTATACTTGGGATGAGGCTAATGCACAAGCAGAAAAAGATATAGAAACAATGGATTTGAGAAACAGTAAAACAGAAGACGATTCAAAAATTGAGTATATAAAACAAAGAATGCTAAAAGAAAAACTTAGAGATAATAAAGATTCTGGAAAAGGAATAGAGCAACTGATAAAAGAAACAGAAGAAGATTTTAGAGAAAGAAGAAGAATTGCTAAATTAAGTCCAGAAGAATTAGCAAAAGAAGAAAGAGTACAAAAAAATAAAACTGTTGAATCTTTAAACAAACCTATTTTATCTACTAAACCTTTGCCAGAAAAACAAAAAACAGACCTAGAAAAAGTTAGTGATAAATTAGGACTTAAAGCTCCAGTATCCCCATTGTCAACTACATTCTCTCCTCAAGTAAATGTTAATATGGGGGGAGTTGTAATAAAAAATGAAACCGATATAGAGAAAACAGCTGAAATGTCTAAACAAAAAATAATTGCGGAGTTGAAAAACTATGTACAAGTAACAAAATAAAGGAGATGATGTTATGAGACCAACATTTATCCTGGTTAAAGATAGCACTAATACTCCTTTTTTCTTTGTAGTTCCACCATTAGATTTAAGGATAGAGAGTGACCAGGATTTACAAATTATAAGGATAATTGATTTAGGAGAAAAGACATTAATTGGAAATAGAAAAGCTGAAAAGATTAGTTTTTCAACATTTTTTCCAAGTATGAAATCTCCTTTTTTTAATTTTGTTCTGTCTACTGCTCCAACCAATTCTATGGAAACTTTAAAAAAATTAAAGAATGATAAGGAAAAATTAACCTTAATTATTCCAGAGTTTAATATTTTCTTTAAATGCTATATCCAAACTTTATATTTTTCTGTTACTGAAAGAACAGGAGATATAGATGTGGAAATAACTCTTATAGAGATAGAAAAAAACAAAACTTTAACAGATGTAGCAAGAGGACTATTAGAGAGGTAAATATATGGAAAAAGTAAAGATTTATGTAAATGGAAAAGAATATAAAAATATATTTACTAGGGTTATATGGAGCGGAGCTATTCATGGAACTGCAAGGAAATTAGAAGTTGAGTATTTGGGAGATATTATAACCAATATTGGAGATGAAATTATATTTTCTTATGAGGAAGAAAAATTATTTTATGGTAAAGTTTTCCAGCATTCTAGGAAAGGTGAAACTGAAATAAAAAGTTTTTATGCATACGACAATTCTATTTATCTGAATAAAAATAACTTTGTTAAAAACTTTTTTCAGAAAAAACCGTCAGAAATATTAAAAGAAATCTGTGGAGAACTTAATTTAAAAGTAGGCAAAATTCCTAAAGATGAAGTTACTTGTACTTATCCTGCCATTGATAGAAGTGGATATGAAATTATATTGAATGCATACACTATCCAGCATAGAAAAAATAAAAAGATTTATTCTATTGTTAGTAATGAACAAGCAATAGATATAGTTGAACAAGATACTTATACAGATGTTCTTTTAACAAGTGTAGATAACATCTCAACTTCTTCTTATGAAGAAAGCATAGAAAATATGATAAACCAAATTGTTATCTATAAAGTAGAAAAAGAAAAGCAGCAAATACTTAATAAAGCAGAAAATGCAGAAGATAAAAAGAAATTTGGATTATTCCAACAAGTTATGGAATATGAAAAAGATGTAGACAATATAGCAAATGCTAAGGATATGCTAAAAAGTGTAGAGAAAAGTGCAAGGATATATTGCTTAGGAAACATCTTAATTCAAGCTGGATATAACATTGGAATACAAGAGCCACATACAGGGCTAGTTGGTAGTTTCTTAGTTAAATCTGATATGCATATTTTTGAGGGAGAAACTTATTTCTGTAGCATTGAGTTAGCTTTTGAAAATGTTATGGATAAAGTGCAATTTGAAAATAAAGAAAAAGCTAAGAAAAACAAAAAGAAAAAGGGTAAAAAAGTAAAGAAGAAAGATAAGATAGATGAATTATTTCCAGAAGGGTGGGATAAAAAGAAATGAGTGAATTAGGAATTTTAATTGGCGATATGATAGGTCAAGCCACAAAAGAAACAACTATCATAAAGGCTTCTGTAGTTACTCCACCCCCAAATTTAACTATTGAATTTGATGGGCAGATTATCCCAAGTGAGCAGATATATTGTAGTAATTACCTATTACCTCATTATCATAGAGATTATACTATTGATGGAATTATTGATAATATTGAAATTAATGTATCTAATTATGATTATGACAATACAACATCTGATACAATGGGGCACGGTATACCAAAATTAAAAGGAAGCGGAAAATATAAGGGTAGCGGAAAATATAAATCTCATAAAGACATTTGGTTTGAAGATACTTTAAAAAAAGGTGATGAGGTGCTAGTTGTAGTTTTAGGGGTACATTATGTAGTCGTTACAAAAATAGTTAAAATGCCTAGTGGAGCAATAGAGGGGGTGTAACATGGAAAAAGATTTCAATATTTTTCTTAAAAAAGCTGAAACAGAGGTTGAAGAAATACCTATTTTTAAGGAATATGCTATTGACTTTAAAACTGGAGAATATCTAAAAGATGAAAATAACGATATTAAAGTTTTAGAGAAAAACGAAGCCTTAAAAGTATGGATATTTAAAGCATTGAAAACTGAAAGATTTAGATATGTTGATGTACATAGTGATAATTATGGAAGTGAATTGGAAACTAACATTGGTTCTATCTATCAAAAATCTGTAAAAGATGCATTAATGATTAATCAAATAAGAGATACATTGTTAGTAAATCCATATATTTTAGAATGTTATAATTTTGACATTTCTAATGAAAATGAGTATGTTCCACAGATAGCCTTTAATGTTAAAACTGTGTATGGAGAGCTAGAAATGGAGGTGTAAAGTGAAAGATAGAATAGAATTAAGAAATAATTTTCTGGATAATCTTAAGAATCCACTTTCAAAAATGGAAGGTACTTTCAATTTTGATATTGCTGCAACTTTTGGAATTACAGCAGAAGAAGTTTATAAAGAATTAGAGTTTTGGGAAAAGCAAACCTTTATTGATACTGCAACAGAAGATGAATATGTTGATAAACATGCCTTAATGTTTGGAGTAAAAAGGAGATTAGGAACTAAGGCAAAAGGTACTGTAAAAGTAACTGGAAAAGCAAACTCTATTATAGAAGAAAATACAATATTTTTAAACAGAGATGGGATAAAGTACAGATCTTTAAGGAAAGAATATTTAAGTCCAACTGGAATTGCAGAAATAGAAATAGAATGCTTATCTGAAGGAAAAATAGGTAATGCTGCAATAGGAGAAATTACAACTTTTGAAATTCAAAATAGTAATATTTACAGTGTTATAAATGAAAAAGAGATTATAAATGGATATGATAAAGAACCTAATTCTGTATTAGTTGCAAGGGCTAAGGAAAAAGCTACAAGACCTGCTCACAGTGGCAATATTTATGACTATGAGCAGTGGGCCAAACAAGTTGATGGAGTTGGAAAGGTATTAGTAAAACCTCTTTGGAATGGAAATGGTACTGTTAAAGTTCTAGTTGCTAATTATAATAATGATATAGCTGATTCATCTCTAATTCAAAAAGTTAGAAACAGAATACAAAGAGATGATGGTAGACCTGTCGGGGCAGATGTAACTGTTGATAGTTTTACTGCTAAAAATATAAATGTAAATGTACAAGTTATACTGAAAGCTGGTTTTTCCATATCTGATATAAAAGAAAAAATAGAATCTCTTTTAAAAGCTATTATAAAAACTGGAAATGCAACTTTTGAAAAAGGTAATAAATCTATATTATCTATCAATCGTTTAGAGAAAGCTATTTTAGAAATAGGGGGAATAAATGACAACTTTGTAAAAGTAAATAATTCAAATTCCAATTTAGAAATAGCAGAAGATGAAATATTGATAGTTGGGACAGTGGTTATAAATGAGTGATAGATTAATAAAAAAAGTATCCAAAATAGCTAGAAACAGTTTACAAAAAGATTTAATTAGAGCATTAGATTTGATGTGTGAATATGTTAAAAATGATATACAAAAATACAAGGAGCTATTATTTATAGCTTTTTTTAATGAACAGCAAGTAGCAAATTATGAAAGATTTATGGAGCTAGATTATAAGAGTGGTTGGAGTTTACAAGACAGAAAAGATAGAATTATCTATACTTTACTATCAAAGAATATTTTTACACCTCATGTTTTAAAAGAACAAGCCAAGATGTTCACAAATGGAGAAATTGAAGTTATTGAAAATTATAATGATTATTCTTTCATAATAAAATTTACATCAGTAGTCGGAATACCATCTAATTTAGATAACTTTAAAAACTTTATACATATTAATAAACCTGCACATCTAAATTTTAGTATTGAATTTAGATATAACACGCATAATCAAGTAGCTTATTTATTACATAATTCTTTAAAAGCAAAAAGCCATAAAGAAATTTATGATACAAGACTTTATGAAGATAGTGCAGTAATAGGAAAGTACCATAAACACATAGAACTTAGTAACTATAAAAATGATGAGTTAAAAACAAAAACTCATCAAGCTATTTATGATGAAAGGAGATAGAAATGGCTAAATATACAGAACATTTAAGATTAGTAAAACCTGAGGGGAATGAGTATTACAATGTGGAGCAGTTCAATCAGAATGCAGAATTGATTGATAAAGAAACAAAAAAATTAAGTGAGGGATTAGCAAAAGTACAAGAAGGAGCAACAAGAGAGAAAGCTGGAATAGTGCAGTTTGGAACAGAAGAAGGCAAGGCACTAGAAGGAATGATGTTAGCTAGACTTGCTGGATGTGTTGGGTATGGTGGAGATATACAAGAACCAGGAGTAAAAGATGTAAACTATATTTACTATGACAGAAATACAAGAAAAATGTACAAGTGTTTAAATCAAAATTCAGATGTGTCTGCAAATGTTGCTAATTTTATTCCATTGGACAATAACTCACTTTTGGATAGATTGGAAAATCTACAAAGAAAAAAATACCCATTAATGTATAATGGAGGTTCTCCTATACCTGTTGGAACAAGCGGAAAATTACCAGATTATGTTAATTATGATAATATATTAGATTTCTATTTTAAAATTAGATTTAAAGGCGGAGTATCATTTTATGTTGCATTAGATAACTCTACTAATACAAATATAGTCGATTATACTTTATTTAATGGGATTAGATTTGAACTAAATAAAAATACAAACATTTTAAAATTAATAGCAGACCCTAAATCTGAATTTTTATCTATTGATATTTTTAGTAAGTTAACTTAACTTTTCATATTTAATTGCTGCATTTTACCCATTGTAGCCAACTATTGTAATCCTCTGCTCCTTGATTTACTCTAGTATACATTGTGTTCCCACTTATATATAACTGTACTCTTCTGCCATGATAGAACGAAATCAAAATCCCAGCGGGGTTATTCTCGTTATTTGGTCGATTTTTTAATAGAGTACTACTCCATGGCTCGAAAGCTATCGTACAATCATTGTGAACTATATTGCAGTCCCCAGACCTTTTAACTTTGATTAGATTTTCCAATCTATACACATTTTAAAATCTGCTTGTAGATGGAGCAAGCTACCTAAATTATTTTTTTTTGAAAGGAGAAAAAATGAAAACAATAAATTTCTATAAAAAAGACAAATTAATCTTTTCTGTGTATGCAGAAAGTTTAGAAGATGTTTTAAAATCACCTCTATCATATTTTCCAGCATATACGACAGATGTGATAATCACTGATATATCTTATCAATACCCCATCTATAAAGATGACATACTAAGAGAAATGACAAGAGAAGAAAAGGTAAGAGCTGGAATAGATGTTACATTGGAAGATGGAGAAATCATAAAAGATAAGAAAATTATAACAGTGCCAAAACCACAAGGAAATCCAAAGTATTTAAGTTGGAATAAGGAAAAAGGTTTGTGGCTATTGGATAATGAAAGAGAATATCAAGACTATATGGCACTTATAGACGATTTAAAGGCTAAATCATTGGCTTATGGTTTTGATTATAAAGTTGGAAATGAGGTTCATAGGCAAAAGTGTAGAGATAAAGATATAACTCTATTGGCTTCAAATGTAACTTTTATGTTAGCAGAAAAAACTGTTTATGGAAAAGAAAAACCAATCACTTGGTATTTTGAAGATAATTTTGGATTAAAATTAGATTTAGAGCAATCTTTAATATTAGCTAGTTATGGAAAAACATTTACTCAGTCAGTATATGATACAGAGCATTATTTTAAAACAAAAGTTAATCCAAAAGAACTGACAAAAGCAGAATTTGAGAGCAAGAGAAAAGAAACACATAATGCACTAGCCAAAGGCTAATTTTAAGAGTTTCTAATATTAAAGGTAGTTTTATATAGCTACCTTTTTTTAATGACTTTAAATGGCAAATTACGAGGTCGGTTTAATAATTTTTATATAAAGAAATAAAGGAGTTGATAAGTATGTTTGTTTTGTCACAAAAAAGCTTAGAAAAATTAAATGGTGTCCATATAAACCTGGTTAATTTTTTTAAAGAATTAATCTTATTAAGCCCTTGGGATTTTAAGATTACAGCAGGAGTTAGAACAGCAGCAGAGCAAAATTTAGAATATCAAAAAGGTAGAACATTACCTGGAATAAAAGTAACAAAAGTAGATGGCTATAAACAAAAATCTAATCATCAGACAAAATTTGATGGACTTGGTTATGCAGCAGATATTGGAGTACTTGTTAAAGAAAAGGTTATAGAAAAAGTAAAAGAAAATGGAAAAGAAGTAGAAAAAGAAATTGAAAAAACGGTTTATAAGGGAAGTTGGAAAGATTTCCATTACTATCAAGACATATATAACACGGCTAAAAATGCTGGATTGTTAGAAAAATATGGAATTGAATGGGGTGGAAATTGTTGGAAAACATTTAAGGATGCTCCACATTGGCAAATTAAGGGAGCAGATAAGGTAGCTTTTAAATAATAAACAGTCTGGCCAGACAGTTATTATAAAAAATTTATGCTCGGAAGAAGTTTAAAATTTTTGCCGGGTAAGTATTTATGAGTATTTGAAAACATTTAGGAGGTAAAAATGAAAGATTTAATTAACAAAGCAATAGGATATTTGGCAGGTTTTAGTATTGAACAATGGTTATGGATAGCAGTAGCAGGAGCAATTTTAGTTTATCTTATTTACAACAGAAAACAATATGTGAATTTATTTAGACAATCAGTAATTTTTGCAGAAGAAAGCTTTAATCACGGTGAAAATGGAAAGAAATTAGAAGCAGCAGTAAATTTTATACTATTTAGAACTTCTAGTTTACCTTGGGTAGCAAGAATTATAATTATTAAATTTATCAGTAGAAAAAGAATGATTGATATTATAGAAAAGACATTACAAAAGTTTTCTGATATCTTCGCAAATGGATATAAGGTAGATATAAAAGGAAATGAGGAAGATGGAGAAAACTAAATTAATCCTGGAACCAATTTCAAATGGTAAGGCAATTTTGATAGAAGAGTATGTTTATGATATAAATGGGTACTTGATAAGAGTACCCAAATCTTTTATAACGGATGGGGCATCAGTACCTCATTCTTTACAATGGTTGTATAATCCTTATGGCAAATATATTAATGCAGCTGTTATCCATGATTATTTGTATAGTTGCTACAATAATACAGGTATTAATAGAACATTAGCAGATAAAATATTTAGACATATTATGAAAGAAATAGGTGTTGATAGCAGAACTACAAGAAGATTTTATAATGCAGTTAAATACTTTGGGGAAACATCTTGGAAACCTAAGTTACAGAATGAGGGATACAAAGATAGAGCTATAATTGATAGAACTAAGGAGGCTAAGGAATATTATAACCATTGGTATAAAGTGTTAGGGATTAGGTGATATTATGGAAAAAACTTTACTAGAATATGGTGTAGTAGGAGCTATTTTATTGTACTTTCTTTGGAAAGATAAGAGTACCTTTGAAATGTATAAAAATACTATGCAAAGAATGGCTGATTTATTGGAAGCTATTCAGAAAGAACAATCAGAATTAAAAAAAGATGTGGAGGAGATTAAGAAATTCATAAAGTAATGGGGTAGGATTTTGTCCTGCCCCTTCTTTTTTAGTGCAAAAATAAGTAATGGTAAAAAATAAAGCGGAATTAATTTCCTGCTTTTATGTTACAATAAAATAACACCTAGCATCAAAAAATTTAAAATAAAATTGTGGTGTCAGTAGTGGTGTTAATAGATTTTAATTTTTGTAATTTTACGGTAGTTTAACACTCTAAATTTTTAAGTTTTTATAGACTAAACATACCATAAAATCTTACTTTAAATTAAAATCTACTAAAAAATTTCAG